TCTGATGACATCTTCTGCTTTACGAGAAGGTTCTGGGTCGTACCAATCGTCATCCCAGTCAACCTCTCCTCCAAATGCAACCGCACTACCTTTCACATCTTTTGAGAAATGATATGCGCATGCACGATAAAGCAAAAACATCTCATGAAGGATTAAAGAGTCTTCTAACTCTTCTAGACTTTTCCAAGCACCAACTTGAGTTAATATTTCTGCTTCATACTTTAATAAGGGGATTTCATCCCAAACGAAGGGCTCATCGCCCCCATCCCCTACGCTAGGTTTGGGTCTGTACCCATTGCTGCAGCCATAATTTCACCGAAGCAACGGAGGTCAAGAGCGTCTTCTAATGCAGAGAGATTGCTGGCAAGCTCTGGGTCAGCTTTTCTAAGAGCTACCGATGCTGCTTGCACCATTCTATCAATATCTTCATCCGTCATTCCAGATTCATCAGTTGCCTTCATTTCGTTAGCAACCTTCATGAACTCTCGCAAGTGACGAATTGTAAGAGGCTTAACAACTCTTGTCTTTCCATCAGCAAATACAATTTCTGTACCCTTGAAAAGATCAATATTTTTTGCGTTCACTTAATACCATCCTTGTAATTTAAAATAGGGAAAACCCCTTGATTAACTATGATACCACAGTCATCAAGGGGTTCGCCTAAGTTTGGTACAACTATATTTTTATATTACGATTGATCAATAATCTTGCCGTATTCGTAACCCGTATCTGCTGGGTTAGGGAGAACACGGAATGAAACAGCGAACATCGTTGCCTCTGCTCTCTTCATTGAAATCATTGACGATTCAAACGAAACTGCTCGCTTAGTGTTAAACTTACGAGTCTTCGTAACCGATGCGGTTGAACCTGGTGCGTTTCCAACGATCTGCAATGCATATTCGTATGGATACACGCTCTGTGAACCGAACATGAAAGTCTTGGTATTTGCACCATCGTTGTTCACTTTGATGTCATCACCATTGTCTGTTCTGTCATAGCTCCAAGCAATTGCCAAGTTGTTCAGCGTTGCTTCAGCCAATGTTGTCTTCAACATGACCTTAACTTTTGATTGAATAACCTTAGCTGCGTCACCGTACTGGTCAATCTCAATGTCAACCATATCTGGTTCCCATGAAATTTCAACACCACCTTGGGTTGCGCCAATGTCATTCAATGAATCAAAATCACTATTCGTCATAGTAATGTTTGAAGCACCGACTTTAACAGCTGCCTCACCTACGACAATATTTGCAGTTGTAACTGCCATAATGTTTCCTCCTATTTACTCAAGGACAAATATTTTCTTGCCCCTTTTATCACGCCATCTTGCGAACTTAACGGCGTGATCAATTTTTACTTCATTTGAACGGCTTCCGATCCCGAGACCTTTTTGCCATTCAAACTCATAACTATAAGAACCTAATCTTGCGGTAAAGCCAGGGGTTTTACCGATGTATGTAATTACATTATACTTCATATATATTTATGATACCACAAATGTTAATTCTATTAAGCATTGTCTACAGATAATATACTAAAATCAAGATCCATCTGATACCAACCCAACTTCTCAAGCGGCTCCATTGATGAAGCCGTGACTAGCTGTGTTGAGAGAACTCTGACATTCCCTGGTGCTGGACCGCCAGAATTTTGAATCTGGTCTCCACGACCAAGTAGATAAATCATTCTTTCTGCGATAGAAAATAGCCTGTTCACATCCGTGTCGTAAATTGAATAACGAACGGTATCTCTTCTTTGCCAATAAGCCTCAACGGATGGAATTGAGGGGCTGTAGAAGTAGATCACAAATGGAGCTGCCTCATCCCCATAACCAACCACGGGGAAGAAGTTCATAGTCTTACCAGCGACATTAGCAAGCGTTGAGTCGCTTGTTAAGTATGTATTTATGTCATAGACGCTAATAGGCATTTTTAGAACTCCTTAGCATTCAGGAAGTCTGGTCCAGTCGGTACCGAGCCTCTTGAACCAAACCCAACATATTTTAGATGGTTGTTTATTTCTCTTGTAATCATTTGCCTCATTTCTGCTTTAATATCATTTCTCTTTGACCTAATTGCAGAAACCCTTGAAGCACCAAAAACACCATCTCCACTATTTGATGTTCCTTGACGGAATGAAAGAGCTTGTTGATTTCTTGGTCTAATAACAGTTCCACCTTTTCTACCGCCCAACAAGATTGCTGCGCCAATAGCGGCGTTGTACCCATCTCTTCTTGACGGGACTTTGCCACTAGTCGCTGGAGACATGGTTAGCTTCATCCCAGATGCACCAGTTCTTTGAATAGCGAATTGGAAGTACTTCGCAGCCCTTCCGTATTTAACAAGCACTTTAGGTGCTTCTATAGCAACAGCTGACATTGCACTTGACTGTGCGGCAGTAATTCTGTTTGGAAAGGTATCAAAAAATAAAGCAGCAGCCTCTGTTTGAATTGAAGCTGACTTGTCTACTGTAATCTTAAGCACCTTCAATCACCTTCCTCGCTGTCAACAAGATGTGATTAACCTTTCCATTAAAACCCATTTTTTTCTCTATATTGATGATTTCAAAAGGTCCAGCTTCTATGACATTAGAATACCTATCTCTTACATTCTGTATTCTATTCCCGTAATCGGCAAGAGATGAGCTTGTATGAGAAATGTAGAACTGAAACTCATCAATGTTTGCAGTATATGGAGCAATTCTTCTTTCGCTTGATACAGCTTGAAACATAGCTTTTACATCTGAATTAAATGTGAATGTAGTGACTCTTTGACCAGCACTGTTGGTTGTTGTTGCTTTAGTATAAATTCCTATTTTATGGGGGAATCTAAGATAGGTTTTTTCCATCTTCTACACCACATAATCCATCACAAACAATGTATAGTCCATCAGCAGAACATCAGCATCAATATTGCCAGTAGATTCGTAGAACTTATCAGAGAAGTGCAAGTCAATAGCATCCATGTCAGCTCTCTTAATACCATGAACCCTGTATTGATTATCATCATTCATTTGGTCAGCAATTAAAAGACCCGCTGCTTGCTCAATATTGTTTGGAACAAATTGCCAGCCGTAATCGCCATCAATAGTGTAAGAACTTGTCTTGTAAAATTTATTTACAAGCATAAGCACATTTGGGCTATCAAGAGTTGATCTTTTAAACTTGATATAGTATGTTGCTCCAAAGTTATGAGGCTCTTTAGCTTTTTCTATATTATTAACAGTTGCATCTGAATAGCTATGAATTATAGTTTCATCGCTCGTTCCAACATCAGCTGTGACCGTTCTAAGAGTTGTTATAGGAAAAGGGAGATGAAGAGAATTTCTTCCAGATCCAGAAATCTCTATTGTCTTATTTGGGTAATATTCAAATGATTGTCCACAGAAAGTGTTGATAATATTTCTTACTTTTTTTTCTATTTTATCAAACTTGTCATACCAATCAGCTTCAAGCTCTGGGTAGTCTTCAAAGAAGGTGTCAATGTCAATGTACGGCGTATAGACATTAAAGTATTGTGACTGCGTATATGATGTTGCACTTATCGTATATGTAAAATCAGCACGATATCTTCCCGCAGCATTCAGGATGTAGATACCAGACGCTTGTTGTCCGTAGGTTATAGTATAAACACCAGTGCCTGTTCTAGTTGCGTTTGTTGGACCAGAAACAAGTGATCCAAACTCATGATACAAACTAACTGACACCACATTAGATGTAGGGTCGCTTGGAAGCGTTAGAGTTAGCGTTTTACTTGTTTCAATCTTTACATCATCCATAGTTCAATTATAACAGAATAAGGGTTTTATACCCTAGAATGTTGACATTGCTACATCAACAGCTAAATCAGAAATATCAACTTTAAACAGACCTTTTATGTCAAAAGAAATAATTGCATTGCTTGAGTCTTTAAAAAATAAAATACCGTCAGCATAATTAATAGCTAATTCACCATATTCTAAAGATGTTGGGGCAGCATTGGCTGTACCAGAATTCTTAATCTTAATTATATTAGCCATAAAACCTCTTACTTAAAAAGTACCACCATCAATTGTAGCAGTGTTCGCAGCAAGTGCTGCGAGCTGAGCGCTGTAGGCTTGAACATTTGAACCAATTGCAAGACCTAATGCAGTTCTTGCATCAGAAGCATTTGCAGAGCCAGTACCGCCATAAGCAATTGCTACAGCAGTTCCTTGCCATACACCTGTACCAATTGTGCCTACAGATGTAAGACTTGAGGTAACGACACTTGAAGCCAAAGTTGTATTTGAAAGTACTGCTGAGCCCCCAATGTAGAATGACTTACCAGAAACAATATTGAAGTGTTCAGAAGATGTCCAAGCGTCAGTAGCATCAACCCAGTTCAATGTCTTATCTGTTGCACCTTTGATTGTAAATCCAGCACCATCAGCTGTCGTGTCCGTTGGTGATTCAACATTTGCAAGAACAATGTTCTTGTCCTCAACAACAATAGTTGCTGTATTAAGAGTTGTTGTATTACCATTAACAATCAAATCTCCAGAGACTGTGAGGTTATTTGAGATAGTAACATTAGCTGGAAGGCTAAGTGTTACTGCACCAACACCAGAGTTTGATACTGCAATTTCATTAGCGGTTCCTGTCAAACCCGTTAC